TACAGCGAAATTTCACTTGACGAAGCACTAAGGGGGTAAAAATGGGAATACTGAGAGACTATTACTGCACAAACCACGGAATCTTTGAAGCATGGGAGGCTCAATGCCCCATGAAGAACTGCAAAGGCGAATTGTCCGTTGTTCACCTTAAACCAGTGGGCACAAGGTCGGCAAAAACCTCTGCAACCGACAGTAACCTCAAACAACTGGCTATTGAGTACGACATGACGGACATCAAGTCCACAAAAGCGGGTGAACACCAGACTGGCTACATGAAACGCAAGAACAAGCTGACTGACAAGCAGTTTGCCGAGGCCACAGACGCTATGCAAGCCCAAAACCAACAACAGCAGAAAGCTGCTCGCCCTGGTGACTCCGTTATCTGGGGTGGCGGTGCGGGTATCAGTATGAAATCCGTGATGGGTGGACAATTCAAGTCAGTTAATGGAGAATCTGTCGGCATCAATCCCAAAGCAGCGGGTGACCTGCAAGGGCCGAGAGCCGCCAGTTACATGGCAGACCCAGATAACTTACAGGTGAAGAGATGAGAATACCCAAAGAGCCAATAGCCAGACACCAGTTCTATTTAGACCTGATTCAAAAATGTCTGGTCAGCCGTGAAGAGCGTAAAGTCGATTACGGCTCATTGCGCTCTTGGTATTTGTTTGGTAACGGGCCAGACGATGTTCCCGCCCTGTACAACAAAATCTATCCACACATTGACCAACTGACTTCCTTCCTCTACTCAGCGGAAACCACCAGGTTCAGTATTAACCTTGGTGCTTCTGTCCCAGAGGAAGAACAAGTCAAAGTTCCCGCCCTTACCAAAGCCTTACATGACGAGTGGCTCAACTCCAATGCTGACCAAGTGTTCTCCACCGCCGTCACGTGGGCGCTGGACTACAACAGTACCTTTGTAAAGTTGGTCATCAACAACGGTATCCACCCGTACATGGTCGAGCCTGCCTGTATGGGCGTGTTGCGGGAAGACAGCCCTTACTCTGACAGACAAGAAGCTATTGTCCAGACGTACTACATCACCAAGTCTGAGTTGTACGACCGCCTGTACAGCCATCCTCAACGTGAGTCTTTGGTTAAGCGAGTCATGTCCACACAGCATGAACGCACAGAAGTTGCCAACGGGGTTCAGCGAATCATCATGTCGCAGTCCAACCCCACCATGTACGGCAACGTCAACCTTGACCTAAGTGGAAACCCTAACTACAAAGCTACTGTGGCAGAAGACACGGTAGAGATGACNGAGTTGTGGGTGTGGAACGATGAGACTAANGATTACCAAGTAGTCACCAAGGCTGACCCTGATGTCATCATCTATGACCGACCTGGCGAACAGATGTTCTTAAAAGGCGAGTTGCCATTTGTTCAGATTTGCCCCAACCCACTGTACGACTACTACTGGGGTGCGTCCGAGGTTCAACGTCTGGTCTACCTCCAGCAGTTACGCAACAAACGCATGACCGAGATTCTGGACATGTTGTCCAAACAAGTCAGTCCACCTACCGCCCTGATTGGCTTTACAGGCATTTTGGATGAAAAGAACTTTGCGCTCAACCGTGCTGGTGGCCTGCTGGCAACCGATATGCCTAATGCAAAGGTAGAGAAGTTAGCACCAACTATGCCACCTGACTTGTTCAAAGAAATTGGTGAGATTGACCTGATGTTTGAAGAAGCATCTGGCATTGTGAGCGTCTTGCAAGGCCGTGGTGAAGCAGGTGTTCGCTCGTCTGGTCATGCCTCTCAGCTTGCCCGTCTGGGTTCAAGCCGTGCCAAGAAACGTGCCTTAATCATTGAAGACAGTCTGGAAAAGCTGGCGACCTTGTATCTCAAGTGTATGCAAGCCTATGACAAGACTCATCTCAAAGACTTGGAAGGCAGGAAGTTTATTCCTGAGCAGTTCACCAAAGACTATGTGGTCAAGGTAGATGCTCACAGTAACTCACCAATCTTCATGGAAGATAGCAGAAAGCTGGCATTCGAGTTGTTTCAAGCCCAAGTTATTGATAAGGAATCCTTGCTTGACCTGATTGAACCTCCAATGAAACAATTACTCAAAGAGCGGTTGAAGAAGATGGAAGCCAAGCAAGAGCAGGCGCAGCAACAAGAGCAAGCTCAGAAACAACCGCCCAAAGCAGAAGGTAAACCTGAATTGAAAAAGGTGGGCTAATGGCAAACGCAAAAGGCATGACACAACCCAAAGCTGACCAGCCACGGGTATCTACAGATTCTTTGAAAAGACAAGAATCTGGCTCTGGCTTGACAATGCGTCAAACAGGGTTTAAAACCTCGTATGGAAAGAGTCAACGTGACTCTAACCGTACCCAAAACAGGAGTTCATGATGTACAAAACAGCAAAACGTGGTCGTAAGCACCGCAGATAAGAATTGCCCGAAAGGGTAATAAGGGTGTGGCTTACTTCCCTTTTCAAACAGTTCGCCGCCTCTAACCTTGGAGAAGACCATGCGTAAAGCTCGTAAAGGCCGTAAAAGCCGCAAGTAATCCGTAAGGATTTGTCTTGGGGGACTGACATAAAATGTCCCCCACCTATTGACAAGATGTTTGTAAGTGGTTACAAACACGGCAAGGAGTGATTATGAGTGTTCCACCAGATAAGTTGATGGAGTTAATGCGAGGCGGTCAAGCATCCGCAGGCTCACCCGTTGGTGAACCTCCTGCTGGCTCAATGTCAGACGCAGAGACACCTCCTATGGCTTCGCCCATGTCCACGCCTGAGCCAAAGATGGGAAGCAAAGAAGCTGCTCTTATCAACATCAGCATGGCTATGGACTTGCTGGAACAATCTCTTCCCGCTCTAGGCTCTGAATCTGCCGAGGGACAAAAAGCCTTGAATGCCATTCGCCAGTTGTCTGGTTTGATTGGCCCACGCAAAGGCAAGACCAACGAACTCCAGCAATCTGAAATTCTTCAGATGCTCCAAACCTTGCCACAGGCGGGTGGTGCTACCCCTGAAGGTAAGGCAATGGCTCAAGCACCTATCCCTGGTATGCCCCAAGCTGGTGGTATGCCTCCAACTCCCCCAATGTAAGGAAACATCATGGACTTATTCAAGCCCCGTGGCGCAGCAGCTCCCCGCCGTCCTACTGATAACAATCAGCAGCACGGTGTCATCACCAACACCCCACGTTTTTCTCAACTCGGTGGCTTGAGTGCCCCCAACAAAGTTGGCAAAACTGGTATGGCTGTTCAAAAGCCTGGTGACGGTAAAAAAGTCATTTAATCGTATAAAGAGGGTAACTTTATGTCACTAGAAAATCTGTCCTTAGAAGCCCGTGATGAGTTGGCTGCACTTGCCCAAACTCTTGCGGAAAATCCTGAAACTCGCAAAGACTTTTTGCGGATGACCAAGCGGGTCAAGCCTGACCTTCCTATCCCTGAACTCGACATTGAAGACTACACACACAAAGCGGTCAGCCGCTCTGAAGACCGTGTGCAAGCCTTGGAAGCCAAGCTGCGGGAAAAAGAAGCTCTGGAAGAACTGCAAAATCGGCGTCAGTCTCTGATGAAAAAAGGTTTGATTGCCAATGAATCAGAAGTCGGTGATGTAGAAAAAATCATGCTGGAACGTGGTATCACAAACCATGAAACAGCAGCCGAATACCATCAGTGGATGAAGCAAGCCGCAGTGCCTACTTCAACTGGATACAACCCAAGTGCTGTCAAGCAATTTGACTTAAACAAGTATTGGAAGAATCCAGCAGCCGCTGCTCGTAATGAGGCAATGAATGCGCTCAATGACCTGCGTAAACCGCAACGTCCTATTGGGTTGTAAGAGGGTAATTTTTTAAACCACGTAAGGAGGCCTTATGGCTATTGGCGGCGGCATCCTACCAGCTACAGGGTCAGCACAGTTCAATGAACTGACTTATGTAACTCGTAGAGCCTTTATTCCCAAACTGGTTGTACAACTGTACAACTCCACGCCCTTGATGGCGGCACTGATTGCCAACAGTCAGCAAGCCTCTGGCGGTGTGTCTTCTGTAACCGTTCCTGTCCAGGGCGCACAATTTGTGAATGCTCAATGGTCTGACTACAGCGGCTCGTTCGCTCAACCGTCAGTCCAACAAGGTGCTTACAACGCTGAATTCGACCTGAAACTGATGATTTCTCCCGTGCCGTTCCTCGGTATGGAAGGCGCAGTTCAGCAAGATGCCGCAATTATCCCGTTGATTGAAGCTCGTATGAACGATGCAACCAACGTGATGATGGACGCAATGGCTACTGCTTTGTACAACAACACCACCAACACACAACAGTTCATCGGATTGCCCGCTGCTGTTGCCAACTCTGGTACTTACGGCAACATTGACCGTAGCACCTACACTTGGTGGAAATCTTCACAGTACGCCGCTGGCTCTGTGAACCCAACTCGTCAAAACATCCTGCAATACATTTCTGGTACTGTGAAAAACGGTGCTGAGATGCCTTCATTCGGTGTTTGCGGATTTGGTACTTGGACATTGTTGGCTCAAGACTTTGTTGGTCAAGAACAATATGTCATCACCCCAGGCGCAGGTTTTGACGGCGACACCAACGGCCCTCAAGCAGCTTTCCGTGCTTTGATGGTTGCTGGCGTACCAATCTATCCAGACCCCTACTGCCCAGAAGGTACTGTGTACTTCCTGAACACTAACTACTTGTCGTTGTACATCCACGAACAAGGTTCGTTTGTGTTTACAGGCTTCGAGTCCACTCTCCCCAACTGGCAAATTGGTTATGTCGGTGCGGTTTTGATGATTGCCGAATTGGTNAACGTCAAACCCAAAGCCATGACCAAGGTGACGGGTTACAACTACCTNTCACTGTAAGGAGATAAGACATGGCTTTAGCAATGAACAAAATCATTCTGGCGAATGCAACCACCAACACTGCTGGTGCTTACTTCTCCAATGTGTCACTCACTGCCGCTAACGCTGGCACAGTGATTCCTGCTGGTACTTATCTGCTGTTCCCCGCTGCTAACGTAGTGATTACTGCAAACAACGGCTCATCCATCACAACTCTGCTTGCCAATAACACTGGCGGCATGATTTTGTCTGACGGTGTGAACGTGTTTGCACAATCTACTATTGCTGGCGCAGGTGCAGTTACCGCTCTCACCATCAACGGTGGTGTGAACGTCTCTGGCACTTACAACAGTTAATAGGAGACGGTATGAACTCGAACCATGTAGGCGCACTGTATCCCGACCAGTTTGGCAATATTCAACTTGGCTCTACCAACCCTCCCGTTGCGGTGGGAAACACTGGTAACGCTATTGCGACCATTGCCACTATCGGTACAAGCTACATCGTTCGCCGTATTACCGCTTCTAATGCCAACGGAAGTGTTGCCGCTGCCAACGTGACCATCTTTACTAGTAACGATGGTAACTTGGCAAACGCAGTTTCTAACGCAGTTGTGCTTTCCACTATTACTGGAGCTAACCTGTATCAAGACTTGGGATTGACAGCTAACACTGCATCCAAAATTTATACAGGTTCTCTGTTTGTGTGTGTAAACACAGGTGCAGCAGCAAACAACACTGTTGATATTACTGTGTACGGTGACGTTGTAACGCTATGACAGAACTTGTCTACGTAACCAACAAGTCCGACAAAGACTTGAATTTTGAGTACAACTTTGTTGGAATTGAATTTCCTGTTGGCAAGACGGTAGAGATACCGCTTCAAACAGCCAAACATGTTCTTGGTTACGGAGATGACGACAAAGAGAAGTATCTTGTCCAGTTGGGCTTGATACGTCTCCACAGCGAACTTGAAGAAGCAACGGAGAAGTTTAAGAAGATTGAAATCTCTGAGACTCCTCCTGTAAAGAACCGCTCGTTACCCTCGGCGGTTGGCGTAGTACCTCTCCACGTTGAAAAACGTGGTGAGGGAAAGGTCAATCAGAGGGTTGCTTAACATGAAGGTAACATGGCAACTCTCTCTTCCTACATCACGGAAGTACAGCGGCTCTTGCATGATGCAAATGCTGTCTTCTGGTCAACCTCGGAGCTAACGGACTACATCAACGATGCCCGTGAGCGAGTAGCGAGAGATACTGGGTGCTTACGTACCCTGCAAATTACTTCCACCCCGATTTCTAGCACTGGCGTACCTGCAAGTATTTGGACGGCTGGACAAGCTGTGACCGCTGGTCAGTTTGTTTTCTCCAACATCTTCATTTACCAGGTTACCCAATCAGGAACACTTGGAACGACAGCACCTCCCTACCCTGCTGCCAACTACACGTTTCCACCGTCTACTCCATTCACAGACGGTACAGCGCAACTTCAATACTCTGGCCCTGCCGAAATTATTCCGTTTGCTACTTTGTCTAACGGTACAACGCTGGACATCTTGAACGTCAACATTTACTGGGGTAACAGTCGCATTCCTCTGCGCTACCTACCCTGGTCAAACTTCAACGCACAATTGCGCTACTGGCAAAACTATGTAGGCAGACCAATTTGCTTCTCTGTTTACGGACAGCAACAGATTTATATCGGGCCTGTGCCTGACCAGTCTTATGCTGTTGAGATTGACAGCACCATCTTGCCCACACCGTTGAGCCTGAACACCCCCAACGCTGTTGACCCTATTCAAGACCCCTACACAACGCCTGTGGCTTTCTATGCGGCTTACAAAGCCAAGTACAAAGAGCAGAGTTATGGAGAGGCTGAGATATACAAACAAGAGTATGTCAAGCACGTACAAGCCGTGTTGAACTCTGTTTACACCCGCAGAATCCCTGACCCTTATAGTGCGATTTAATCATGGCAGCAGCAGAGCAAAAAAAATCTTATGCTGTCTATAAGAACTTCAAAGGTCTGAACACCAAGGCCAATAGAACAGCTATTGACGAGGAAGAGTTCTCCTGGATTGAGAATGCCATGCCTATTGGTTTTGGCAATATCAAGATTGTTCAGGCTCAGACCACAGTCAAAGATTCTGGCAATGCCTCTGTGTCGTTTGGCAATGTAGTCACAACTCTGACTAGTTGCAACCTTGGTCTGACTGACTACATTCTAGCTTTTGAGGCCAACGGACGGGGTGAATACTTCAAACTGGATAACGCTACAAAAGGTAATGTGGCTGTTACTGGCACGTTTTCAGCCGCAAACGTATCTGTTGCTCAGTGGAAAAACGAGTCTGTATTCATAGGTGACCCCGACAAAGGTTTGTTTACCTGGAATGGCACAGATTTGCTTGCTGTTGGCGGTGTGGGTCAGATTGGCCTGACAAACAGGGGTTCTGGCTATGTAACTGCACCAGCAGTGACTATTTCATCTCCTAATCAGTCAAACGGTGTTCAGGCCACGGCTACAGCCACCATCACAGCCAACACTGTGTCCTCTATTTCCATTACCAACGGCGGTAGCGGGTACACATCTGCCCCAACTGTCACGCTCGCAGGTGGTGGTGGCACAGGTGCAACTGCTATTGCTCAGGTTTTGACCTTTACCAAGGGTGCGCTTGCCATTCAGGTGACCAACAGCGGGTCTGGCTACAACCCTGCATCCCCTCCAGCCGTCACTATTACCAGTGGTGGCGGTGCAAATGCCGCAGCCACAGCTATTGTGTACGGAAATGCGGTCACACAGGTCATCATGACCAACGTAGGAAACAACTACACCAGCGTACCCACTATTGCTATTGCTGCACCTCCCACGCCCACAGGAAACACAACTGCTACAGCTATAGGTGTGCCTAACTTAGACCAGATTTCTAGCGTAGCTACTTTCTCAGGCCGTGTCTGGGTGTCTACAGGGCGCACGGTGACCTATTCGTCCAGCGTTACTCCTACCGATTTCACTTCTGTCTCTGCTGGCTCGATTACGCTGTCAGACTCTACCTTGCACGGCAACATTCAATACATGATGTCTGCCAACAACTTTTTGTACATCTACGGGGATGACAGCATCAACGTGTTTTCAGACGTTAGGGTAACTACTACTGGCTCTACCCTCTTCACAAACACCAACGTGTCTGCTTCTATTGGTAGCAAGCTGAAATATGCGGTGTTTCCTTATTTCCGTTCAGTGTTGTTTATGAATAACTACGGGGTGTATGCCCTGGTGGGTTCAACTACCAGCAAGATTTCAGACCAGCTTGACGGTATCTTTCCCTATATTGACTTCACATTGCCCATCACAGGTGGTCAAGTTTTGCTCAACAACATCTTGTGTGCGGCATTTAACTTTTACCTGAACAGCAGCTTTACTATTGCTACAGGTTCAAGATATGTACAAGCCATTTTCTTTGAAAAGAAGTGGTTTATCACTTACCAAGGTGTTCAGACATACGTCACATCTGCACCTGTTGGCGGGTTAATTAACTTGTATGGTGTGTCTGGCGCTGCTTTGTACAAGCTGTACAACAGTTCAACTGCATCTATCAATAGCAAGATTCAGACATCTCTTTCTCCCATGAAAGACCCTATTCGTACCAAACAAGCATTGAAGTTTGGTATTGAAGCAACATTGTCTAACGCATCTACGTTTACTGTCACTGTAGATAGTGAATACGGTAGCTCTCCAGCCTACACTTTGACCAATGGTGCGGTGGATTGGGTGAACAACAGCGCACAAGTTGTTACTTGGACAAACAACTTTTCAACAGTAATTCCTTGGTTGTCTTCTGGCGGGTACAACTTGTACAAGTCAGACGCACAACAATACGGCAAGTATTTAGGATTAACCATGACTTCTGGTGACCCTGCTTTTGTCGTTAACACATTTGAGTTTGAACACGAATTGAGAGTGAGGTTCTAAATGGCAGTTCCGTATACCTTTGCAACAGCCACAGGGTCTATCCCCCTATCGCAGCTTGACAGCAACTTTGCCACTGGTGTCACCATTGGTAACACCTCTGTCCAGTTGGGTGGGACTATCACCACTATCAACAATCTGAGTCTTGCCAACGTAGCTATCACCAGTGTCAACACACAATTCCCTAACGGATACTTGGCTAACAGCAACGTAGTGCTTGGCACAACCACACTGACACTTGGTAGCACTGTTACTTCTGTTGACGGTGTTACTTTGTCTAACGTCACTATCAGCAGTGGCAATGTGACCATCTCTAACGTGTCTGTGTCTAATTTCTCTGCAACCACAGCCAACGTCAGCGGTACTGCAAACATTAGCAATCTGGTGGTTATTGGCAATGAAACAGTTGGCGGCAATACAACTGTTACTGGAAATATTACTGGCTCAAAAGGCACATTTACAAGTGCAAACGTAAGTGGAATAGCAAACGTAACCACACTTGCTGTTGTTGCAAATGCAACTGTTGGCGGTAACGTAACTATTTCAGGAAATGTTTCTGCTCTAAATGGCTTTGTAACCATTGGTAACACCACTGTTGGGCTTGGAAACACTACGTCAACTTTGGGTAACACAACAGTGGCTAATACCACCGTGACCCTGTACACAGAGTCTGTAGTAGCTATAGGTAACTCCAGTACGTCAAAGACTTTGGATTTGACTAGCGGTACTTTTCAAACAGTAACCATGACAGGTAACTGTACGTTTACGATGCCTACTGCTACAGCAGGTAGGTCATTCATTCTTGTAATTAGCACAGGCGCAGGTGGCTTTACAGGAACATTCACAAGCGTGAAATGGCCTAGCAACACAGCACCTACACTGACTACAACAGCAAGTAGATGGGACATTCTGTCGTTTTTCAGTGATGGAACAAACTGGTACGGTAACTACGTTCAGGCGTTCCAATAATGTTTGCATCTAAAGATTTATTCTTTACCAACAAATCTGGCGGCTACCAAATCAGCCGCTCTGTGCGTCTGCGCTCAAGTGCTTCTGCTTATTTCAACAGGACTCCTGCAAGTGCAAGCAACCGTACTACTTGGACATGGAGTGGATGGGTTAAACGTGGTGCTCTTGGGTCAGTACAAAGCATTTTTACTGGGTATGCAAACCCATCCGCATTCAGCATTAGATTTTTAGCAAATGATACGGTTGAAGTTTTTGAATACAACGCTGGTTTTTCGCTTGATTTAATAACTACTCAGGTATTTCGTGACCCCTCTGCTTGGTATCACGTTACAGTTGCAATGGATACAACGCAAGCAACAGCCTCAAATAGAACCAAGCTGTACATCAATGGGCAACAGGTAACTGCATTTTCAACAGCGACATACCCAACGCAAAATTTTGCTACAGGCGTTGATTCTGCTGGAGTGCATTACATTGGACAATATGTAGGTTCAAGCTACTTTGACGGCTACCTAACCGAAATCAACTTCATTGACGGTCAAGCCCTGACACCATCATCATTCGGTCAAACCAACTCTGTTACTGGTGTATGGCAACCTATCAAGTACACAGGCACATACGGCACAAACGGCTTCTATCTGAACTTCAGCGATAACTCTGCCGCTACTGCCGCCGCTATTGGCAAGGACTATTCAGGCAACGGCAACAACTGGACACCTAACAACATCAGCGTGACTGCTGGTGTGACGTATGACTCCATGCTCGATGTGCCTACGATGTGGGCTGATGGTGGTAATGGGCGTGGCAACTATCCAGTAAT